GGCAGCGCACCGTTTGGACGCTTTCGAGGCGGCGGATTTGGCGGCAGCAGCCGCTGATTTGGCAACCAAGCGAGTTAATTTGGACGGTGACGGAATGTTAATGGTAAGAGGAGGTTGAGAGATGGCTTCATGGCCCCCAAAGAAGAATGCGGCTTTCGTCTTTTATGTTGGTCTTGTCTCACAGACTGATACGAAGTTGTTGCAGGCGAACCCCACGCTTGCGGCTGGCGACGTAAAGGTGGCAACGGATGACGCTGCCCCCGCGAACCTAGCCACCTTACCGGTGGTGGATGCTGATTTCACTGACCGTGTGAAGGTGAATATGTCCGCTGATGAGATGAATGGTGATCGAGTCACGGTCATCTTTAGTGATGCAGCGGGCGCGCAGTGGACTGACCTTCTCATCGACATCCCCACCTCGGTCCGACAGATAGACGACCTCGCCTTCCCCACCGTGACCGGGCGGAGCTTCGATGTGTTGGCGACGGGCGAAGTGGCACCGGATTTTGGTGCCATCGTTGGGACTTTGGACGCTGCGAATATCGGTGCGAATGCATTTACGGCAGCAAAGATTGCTGCTTCTGCTTTGGATGGAAAGGGCGACTGGAACATTGGTAAGACGGGGTATGCGGTCAACGCTCTTGCCGCAAACACTATAAGTGCAGCCTCAATCGCAGCCGCAGCCCTGAACGGGAAGGGTGATTGGAACATCGGTAAGACGGGATACTCGGTCAGCACGCTTGTCGCAAATGTCATTAACGCGGCCTCAATCGCCGCCGCTGCCCTAAACGGCAAGGGTGACTGGAACATCGGCAAGACCGGGTACACGGCGAACCCGGCGGCAGGTGGGATTGTCGCTGCATCCTTTGGGACTGGTGCTATTAATGCAGCGGCCCTCGCGGCGGATGCAGCTAATAAAATACGGGACGCGATCTTGCCAGAACAAAATGTCGCCTTGAATAATTTGGAATTTCTTTTCGTGTCGTCCTCTGACCACGTGACTCCGATCACAAGTGCGACTGGTATCTCTGTTACGCGCTCCATCGACGGCGCGGCGTTTGTAGCGGCTACGGGCACAGTGGCAGAGGTTGGGAACGGCATCTATCAATTTGATGCGAGTGCCGCCGACATGAACGGCGGAATCATCACGTTCCGGTTCGTAGCCACTGGAGGTTCACCAGTAGCGCCTGATGCTTCCTTCCTCACAGTGGTAACGGGTGCCGGTGTATGATAATATATCACCAGAGTAATCTTGGTGCGCTCGCAGGAAACCATGCTTGGTACTGGGCTGGTCAGTTCCTTCTTCGCCCCAGAATAGCTATTGTTACTGCCGCTGCCCCTGTACTCCCGGTCGGGGTAATAAGCTTAGACCTTACCACGGCAATGTTCGAAGAGGAGACTCTGGATGGTCTCCTCGTGCTTTTAACAATAAGTCATCCATCCCTCACCGTTCCTATTCAAGTCGTAAACAACCAAGTAGATGTGCATCGTCATAGTATAGTGGACTCTGTATTAGATAGCACTGCCAATGCCAACAGTGCTGTGTTTACAGGTTCACCAACCTTTGTAGCCGGTATTAATGCCAATGCATCTGGAAGAGCGGTGAACTTTGAACCAGCAGATCATGCTGATTTTGGTTTAGAGACAGAGTTCGATTTGGGCTCTTTTACTTTTGAATTCTGGATTGAACCGGAAACTATACAGGGTACTATTGCCGCAGTCTATGATGATAATGCAATGATTGGTCGTGATGTCACGGCCACTAGTGGTTTCAGATTTGGATATGACAAGGATGGTAGGGTCTCGTTTTTCTCCTCAGCGAGTGGCGGTACACTCGACTTAACTTCGGCTGCTGGAATTCTTACTGCTGGAACTAGCGCCCATCTTGCCGTGGCCTATGACCTTACAACCACTACTGGACGTTTGATACTCAATGGAGCTACTATCGCTACAGCGACAGGTTCTATTGTGATACCTGTTGGGCAAAGTTTGAAACTGAATGGTACTTGGTCTGGGGGCACTAACGCTGACGCGACTTATGACGAATTCAGAGTATGGGATAACTCACGTTCTGATGCAGCTACTCTACGAGACCTTAACCGTCGCCTTTTAGGCATAGAATCCGGTCTTGTTGGAGCTTGGTCCTGGTCTGATCCGATTAAGTTTGTAGGTCTACCATTCCAGATACAACTTCCCTCCGATGAAGCTGGCAGTCCCCCGAGCGCTAGATTAGAAATTGACAATATATCTCGGGAAATCGTAGCTGCAATCAGGACAGCAACTGGATCAGCTCCAGCCGTAAAGATAGAAGTGGTACGTTTGTTAGATCAAGATGCTATCGAACTTACCTTTCCACTACTCAATCTTCGCAATGTTCGAGCGGATGTTGCCAAGGTATCCGGTGATCTATTCTCAGAGGATTTAATGACTGATCCCTATCCAAATGACAAATTTACGCCCGGCTTCTTTCCAGGATTATTTTAGTCATGACTCTTGATGAATTTGTAGATCGCGCGTTGGACGTACCATTCAAGGAAAAAGGTCGATCCTATGACGGATGGGATTGTTGGGGTCTTATCTATGTCGCTTACCGAGAACTCTATGATATTGATCTTCCAGAATATACGGGAGAATATAACTCTACAAGGCGTCGAGAGGAAATTCAGAATCTCTTCTCCACAAAGAAAACAATGGCTGGCTGGGAATTACATGATCCACATGAACCCGGTGATGTGGCGCTAGTTCGAATGATGGGTCGGATGTGTCATGTCGGTCTCATGCTGAGAGATTGGAATATGTTACATGTGCAGGATGGGGTCGCAGCGATTATCGAGCCGATAAACCGTCCTCCATGGCGTTGCTCAGAATATGATAAAATTGAAGGAATCTACCGATATGTCGGCTGTCATAACGGATAAGAACGAACAACGATTCATAGAATTCGTCGGCGCGACCCACCCTCTGCGCACGGAGGTGGAGACTCTCTATATGCCGGAAGGCGCAACCCTCCTTGAGATGTTGCGAATCGCCCAACCGGACCCTGCATTATTGGTTGATGCGTGTGTCTTTATTGATGATTATGAAATTCCTCGTGATAATTGGCATCTTGTTCGACCTAAAATAGGGCATGTGGTGACGGCGCGTATTGTACCGTATCTACGCGGAGGGGGCGGCAAAAAAAGTCCGCTCCGGACTATCCTGACGATTGCGATAATTGCCGCATCATTCTTTCTTGGTCCGGGATTAGGTGCTCAGCTACTCGGAATAAACCTCGCCACAGCATCGGCGTCAAGCATTGCATTGGCCAGCGCAGTTGGCGGGGCAATCATCAGTATCGCCGGAAGTCTTCTGATAAATGCCATCGCACCGATTAAGGCTCCGAGCTTGCCAGCATTAGCCGGTAGTGATCCACGGGAATCGCCTAGTTTATTTCTCGCTGGCTCCGCCAATCGTGCTCGTCCCTTTGAAACGGTGCCTCAAGTATTAGGTTTCTACCGATTTCGACCTCCTCTAGGTGCTCAGACATTTACCGAAATAGTAGGAGATACTAATCATCTACGAATGTTAGTTGTACCCGGTTATGGTAGATTGGACCTCTCTGACTGGGAAATAGATGAGACGCCGATAGACAATTTCGAGGACTTAGAATTGGAGGTTCGAGAGGGTTTAGCCGGGGACGCCAATCTATCACTGTATGGGGATCAAGTAGACCAGCAGGAATTCGCCATCAAGTTGCTGCAAACCGCTGGATTCGTACAGCGAACTTCTGCCATAGATGGAGACGAACTCTCCGTAGATATCGCTTTTCCTCAAGGATTAGTCAGATTTAATGACTTAGGTAAACGCACAAATCGAACAGTAGTTCTTCAAATACAGTTCCGCAAGGTTGGGGATGTGACATGGCTGAACCTTCCTGCCGATACCATAACCACATTAGACAGTTCAGCTATTTCCGGGGCGAACATAACGTTCTCTGCCGCGCGCACCGTAGCAGTTCGACACGGTTTTAGATGGAAGACCGGGGAGCGTGCCCAGTTTGAGATTCGAATCCAGAGAACGACGGCGGATGCCACAGACACGAGGACTTTCGACGAGGCATTCTGGTCGGCCTTACGAACGTTCACTCTGGACGATCCGATCTCCTTCCGCGTCCCTCTCGCCAAGGCGGCTTTGAATATTCGCGCCACCGATCAGCTTAATGGAGTTGTACAATCTCTCTCAGTGTTTGCCAAGTCCTATGTACCAGCTTTCACCGGCACACCAGGAGTGTGGACCTTAGCTCTTAGTAACAATCCCGCTGCACTATTTCGTCATGTTCTTCAAGGACCGGCGAAAGCAAAACCCATTTCGGATGCTTTAATAGACATCACAAAGCTGGAGGAGTGGTATGATTTTTGTGTTGCACAGAATTTTACGTACAATCAGGTGCGTGATTTTTCTTCCTCCGTTCAAGCCACATTAGAGGATATTGCTGTCGCAGGTCGAGCCGGACTTACTATTGCGGATGGTAAATGGTCAGTAGTAATTGATCAGGCCATCTCTGTGATTACTACACATATTACGCCTCACAATTCCATAGGATTTGAACTAGAGAAATCTTTTGAGGACCTCCCCCATGCTTGGCGTTTTCGTTTTCCGAATGAGGATAAGCGATTCGAGCAGGATGAAGTGCTGGTCTTTTTCGATGGTTTCAGTGTAGACGGTGCTGGAGGAACTACTATTGCGACTGTTTTCGCGGATTTGGATATACCCGGTGTGACCAATGCGACTCAAGCATTCCGGCTCGGTCGTTATCTCGCTGCTGTGATTGTTAATCGGCCAGAGCGATGGACGGTAAAGCAAGACTTTGAAAGCATCGTTGCGCGGCGAGGAAATCGGGTAAAATTAACTCATGATGTCATGGTAGTAGGTCTATCTTCTGGGCGTATCGAGTCGGTGACTGTGGACGGAAGCAACAATGTTACGACTATCACAGTAGATGAGCCGGTTATTATGGAGGCAGGTAAACTTTACGGCATAACTATTCGTCGAGACGTGTTAGGAGACACCTCGGTACTCGCAAATGTGAATACTGTGGTGGGAGAACAAACTCTATTGACTCTTGAAACAGTTATACCGGCTGCCACTGCACCAGATGCAGGAGACCTATACGGCTTTGGTATACGTGGCAGCGAAACTGAGGAAGCTATCGTTCTGGGCAATGTTCCGGAGAATGATTTCTCGGCAAAGATCATTATGGCTCCTTACAGGGAGACGATATTTAATGCTGATAGTGAAACCGTACCTCCTTTTGTACCAAATATATCCGATGATGTATTTCTTCCCACTCCAGTAATACAGAGTATAATTACCGATGAAAGTGTACTCGAAGTTGGAACTGGGGATACAACATTTGTTCGAGCGGAAATTCGAGTGCAGCCAATTAGCGATTCGACTGCGTTTCTTGAGGTACAGCAACGTATTACAGGAAGTAACGAACCATTCTACAATTCCAATATCGTGTTAACCGACAGAGAGACGGTTCGTATAGGAGATGTGAATACGGGCGAGACTTTCGACTTTCGGGTACGTTGGAATAGTCTTGATAAATTAGTCCCTTCACCCTATGCGCAGTCAGTCCCGACTTTGATAACTGGTCATTCTACTCCCCCTGCACCACTCGTCAATCTCACGATCAGCGTCTTCGGTGGACAGGTTTTTCTTCGTTGGGATGAACCGATAGAATTGGATGTACGCTTTGGGGGCACAGTAAGGTTTCGTCATACTACCGAACAGGCAACGCCTCTATGGCAAGAAAGTAACTCTATCGGCCAGTCGGTCAATGCACGAACACTTTTTGCTTCTTTACCATTAAAGGCGGGATCATACCTAGCGCGTGTGTTTGACGCAGATGGAAATCCTAGTACCATAGTTTCCGTAACCACAAAACAGGCATCTGTCCTGAATTTCGCCAATGTAAGCACTTTGGATGAAGCCCCACTCTTCTCCGGGGTTCATTCTGGTACAGTTAGTAGCGACGGAGAATTGAAACTAGAAGGGTCCACTCTCATTGACAGCGTGGCCGACTTTGACAGCATTGCAGATTTGGATAATCTAGGGGGTATTATATCTAATGGTATATATACTTTCGATCTTGGTTTTGACCTTACGACTGTAAAGCGAGTGCGTCTGACTACTCGTATCACTGTCCGCTCCGATAATGTCCTCGATATTATAGATGATCGGACCGATCTGATAGATACCTGGGAGGATTTTGATGGTACAAAAGGAGGTACGGTTTCACTATCAGCATTAAATATCGTCTCCCTGTAAGGAGCCATAATGATCTTTGCCGAGAAATCATTCTCCGGAACATTGCCCAGAACG